GCCTCGGTAATAATGCCGGCATCAGTAAGCCATGGTGTCCAGAATCCGTTGATCTGCATTAGTCCACGCGACCCACCATTTGGGTCTTTGCTGTTGTATGCGTTTGGTGTGCAATTTGATTCACGCCACATCACAGATTCGAGCACGGTGCGTTGATCTGCAGGCCAGCCAAGGTTGATGGCAAGACCGCTGAACTGCTCACAAGCCGACGTGTACGGGTCAATGTAAACCGTAGAGCTGGTGGTTGTGGTCGGCTCAATTAAGTATGGCGTGACGTCCAAAGGCGCCAGGGCAATGGTGCCAGATGGGGCGCTAGACGCGCTAGGAGCCCCTGTGAGAGCCGTAACCCCAAAGACCGTACAAAGCACTAGCCCAATGATTTTTTCTGCTAAATAGTTCATCTTTTCTCCAAAGGTATGGGCACGCCCCAAGATGAAGCGTGCGATCTGAATGCGATTTGTCCTTGTAAATATTTGCCCGAGTTTGGGTCTGTGAAGATTTGCACCAGAATTTCTTGACCGTTATCCATCACGCCTATATAGACGCTGTAGTCAAATATCTGTGGTTCAGTCATCGCCTGTCCTTTTGTCGGTAATTCGACCTTAGGGGATAGGTCAAGCCTTAGGTGGGATTTCCCCGAACACTTTCAGGAATGCGGCTTTAACCCAGATTACCGAGTCTGCTGCCTGTGGGGTGATCTCAATGTGGAACCAGTCGCCCTTGGGAGCACCGTGGATTGTTGGTTTCTCATATTTTTGCCATGCTTGACGATCACAACGCCATGCTCGACCCTGTGGTTCTGGGAAGTAATCCAAAATACATTGCAGGCCAAGATCGTTGGCGTTGGCGACCAGTTTGTCAATAAATACCAGCGCTTCTTTTCGCCCTGCTTTTGAATTTTTTTCGCTTTTGCGATACGACAAATCAACAGCTCTGCCAGTCGCGTGAACCGACAATGAGCCTGGCTTGCCGCGCATATCGCGTTGACCCCAAGACCCGTTGTTCCAAAGCGCGCCATTTGATGCAGCGATTGCTTGCTTTATCCATTCGTTCATGCCGGCACGTGGTGCTGGTGATGCACCGTCTGCGTTGCCTATGTAGTCGCGTGCGTTTGGCACGCCTTCTTTAGCTTTGGCTATCGCCACGACCAAATGCCAGGTCTTTAGGGTTCACATATCGCATGAGAACTGGCACAAGCGCGGCGAGCGCTGCTTTGCCTAGATCGGCTGGGTCTGTATTACCTGTTGAATACACCGCGATGACCGCTGCAATGACCGAGCGACCGTATGAAGCAAGTAGGGCTTTGTCTTTAGGCTTCAACATCTTTGGCTCCTTCTTTCGCTTTTGACTTTAGTCCGTTTGAGGCCACTAAGCCTGACAACGTGCCGGTCATAAATACGGTCAAGGTTGATAGCAGGTCTATAAATGCGGAGTCGTTAGGGCTTTGGTGACCTATTGGCTGGGTCACAAACATGAGCGCATAGACAAAACCAAGCACGGTGATTGCAAACACGCTGGCAAGGATGATGCCAACTACAACAATTAGTCGAGCGTGAAGCTCCTCGGGTTTAAGGCGTGCTCTCATAGATTAAATCCCTTGTGCACGTGCCAGATGGGTTGCAGATCGGTGGTTCGCATTCAGGCTTCTGCCAGTTGGCTGGGTCTTGGCATGGGTAACGATATGAGCCGTCATAACCACATCCCGCACAACCCCACAAAACAACCGCTATTAGCGCGACGTAGCCGATGAGATAGCGCCATCGCATTACGGGGCTGGCTGGGCGTTTACTTGCTGATTGATGAACTCAGCATATTCTTCGTCGGTCATGGTTCGAGTTTCGTCATCAACTTGGATGAACACTTCGTCTTGTGGATACATTGCAATTGCTTCTTCGTATGTCATGTCATGTCCTAGCTGTTCTGGTATCCGTACACGCGAATTGTTCCGCCCGTCAAAGTTCCGCTAGCAGGAGAAATAGTGAAAGCGGTGTATTGCGTGGAGTTGTTAAGGAAACCGTTTGACTGACCACTACCAACACCAGCGGTAGTAGTGCCATTGTTATACGGAGCGCTAATGTAAGTTAATTTTGCAAGTTGTGGTGATTGTAAACTGACAGACATATTTATTCCGTTTGCGGTTGCGTAACCTGAATAAGTCCAAATAGCGCCGTTGTTTGTTGCTACAACCGAAGTACCGCTACCGTCATAAGGCGCATTTACAAATGACTGGTAATAACCTGCTGTTGTTGCACCCAAAATCATTCTCATATTTCCAGAAACAGAACTAGCGCCACCGGAAACCGTTATCAAATAGTTTTCGTATGTTGCTGAAAATGCGCCAGTAACTTCAACACTTGCAACCGCGCTACCAATGGTTTGCGTCTTGACAAGGGCAAGTGCACTATTGGCAGCAAAACTAAAGTTGGCATTGAGTGAACTGGCGGTCAATACTTCGCCAGCGGTGTATGTGGTTAGTGGCATAGTGCTCCTTATCCTAAAACATTCTCTGCGTCGAGTGTGCCATACACCGCGTCATCCAATATCAACTCGTAAACGATCACGGTCGGCGCGGTGCTGTAAAGCACACGGTGGCCAGTAGAGAAGTCCAAATAATGCTCAATGCCTTCAACAGACAGCTCTTGCGCCAGTTGAGTTGTGCCGGCACCGCTAGGGAATGTCTTTTCAACGGTGATGGTGTCGCCTATTTCTAGGGTTGCCAGGGTGTCCTTCTGGGCTGTAGTCAGCATAAGGAATGCGGTTTCAACGCTGGTGTACCGTGCCTCGGGTTCAGGGTTGAGAAGGTACGCGGCGGCCGTGTCAATTGATGTCTGTTCGTGGAGCAGGCTGTTGGTAATGCTGTTGGTTTGGATGAAGTATTGGGCAATTGAGCCTGCGTCGGTGGCTGTTGCCGTGTTGCCATTCAAGCCTGTCACGACCACGCGGTTGACCACAGCGTCAGCCTCAAATGAGATGCCTACGCCATTATATTTGTATTCGGTGCCGTCATCATGGAAGTCAGCAACAGATGCAGACAGCGTATTTCCGATGCGGTCTTGGAATGTGAGCACTCCATCACGTGACATAAACAGACGACCGAACTCGGCGGTGTCGTTGATCTGGGCAATGTATTGCAGCACGTTGGTTCCCGCTGCCACGTTGTATGAGGCATCATGGCCAAGGTTGACGGTGCCTGTTGAGATGTCTCGCGCTAGGGCTGGGAAGTCAACTTCTGGTAGGTCAAGCACGGTTTCTATGCGTTCGCCTGATGTTTCGGCTGATGGGTTGAACTCATCCAAGTAGGTTTGTGACAGTAAATAGAACTGGTCAGCGCAATACACGGTTACGGTGTCAAGACCGCCAAGTGCAAAATTGTAGTCATAGTTGACGACATAACCCGAGTACAGCAACTCGGCCACATTTGTAGAGCTGTATCGAATAAGGCGAACTTGACGCATTGGCGCTAATCCAGGCTTTGCCTCGGCGGTGTCGTAATACGGGCTGTTTTCGTCAAACGGGTTGAAGATGCCGTCCACGTCTTGAATAGTAAATGTCATCGTGCCGGCGCTAAATGTGTCACCAATGTCGCGTCTGCCGCGCTTGGCCGTGATGCTGGTGGTTGAGTCCATGACGCTGGCAAACTCGGTCGTACCGTCCAGCACATAACTGGTGTTGTCTAAAACTCCTTTTAGCGTGTCGTCAAGAACGAATGCGTCGACTTGGAATCCTGTAGCGATTTGCAGGTCATAGTTGCCTGAATCAACAACAGCTGTGCCTGACATTAGGCAATGTTCAGGGCCAACGGCCCTGCACTCCGTGAGTAGGCGCGCAACGCGTTAACAACTGCTTGACCGATTTCGGCGCTAGTCGAGAGTCCGCCTGTGACGTTGACGGTCACTCCCCCGCCAGTATTCATGCGGTCTAATGGCACGACGGCTTCTGGGCCTGCTTCACCGATCAGGGCAAGAGTGGGGGAGCTGACAATTCCACCTTCGGCCATACGCGGGATGCGAGAAGTTAGCGGTGCTGGCGTAGGTGCTGCAGGGCCACTAGGAATCAAGTCAGTCAAGCCACCAATGATGTTTGCCACGTTGCCTATTACTGGCATTGCAAGTCCGCCAACGATTTTTGCTGCAAGGCCACCAACTCTGTTAATGGCGCTCATTGCATCCACAAGCTTGTTGAACGCTATGGCTAATCCGATGACCGCAGCGGTTGCCAATATGAACGGATTAGTTGCCAAAGCAA